ACCTATAGCACTAGCAGCTATATTGCCAGCAGTTAAAGTGTTAGCACCAACTTTGCCAGCAGTTACAGCATCATCCTTGATTTTCTAAGTGGTTACAGCAGCAGTAGCAATTACTGTAGAGATGATAGCGCCTGTATTGATTGCACTTCCAGTCTTGAATTGATTGATAAAACCATGAAATGTGGTATCTATTTCCCCTTCTAACTGTTGTATATCTCTCGGAAATATATCAGTTAAAGGAGTAATACTAATTCCTCTTGCCATTTTAATTTCCTCCTTATTAAGAGAATGAAGAAGAGCTATTAAACCCTTCTTCATCAACAACAGTTATTAGGAACTATGACCTGCACCGACTTTGAATATTCTAACGTCGATGTCATGTCCACCTGTTGAATCCTCGGCAGGCGCCTCTAATGCAAAGCCAAAACCATATTTCTCATCAGCAGCATTAGTAACGTCGCCTATTGTGTTCACTGAAGCATAGTTAATGCTATCATCTTGGGCAATGCTAGAACTAGCAGCAGTTCGCATTCTAGCTATTCCAGAATGGACCATCCATGCCATTACTGTTCCAGCAGCGTTACCAGTTCCAGGAATGACGCAAGGGCCAATAGCTCGTCCAGTACTGCCTGCTGCATTGGTGGCTCTTCGAGTGGTCAAATCATAACTAACGATATTTCCTTGCAAGATGGCGGTTCCTGAGAGAATTGGTAATGGTATACAAGGTCCCCTAAGTGGACCTTTCCCATCTGAGAACTTGCATCTCATTATCTGGTCAATGTTTATAGTTTGACTACCTGTAGGTTCATTATTCTCAAATCTAATCTGCTCTATCTTATCCCTAGTAAATGAGGTAATCTCAATAGCAAGACTTCTCCATATAGCAGTAGCATGATAAGTCACACCAGGTATATTAACAGCAGTTCCCCATGAAGAACTGCCCGCTGCATAATTTTGTAGGTTAAGTTTCAAATCACCAGCAGTTGCAAAATCACCACTTGAATCAACAGCAGTTCCCCATAGGATTACAAAGTCACTGTTGTTCCAGTCCTGTTGACTTTTTTGTGTGAATGGGTCTACAATAACCGCATTTCCAGCATTTATAACATCAGTGCTTATATTACCAGTTGCAGCGATAGTAGATGTGAGTTGAATTGCATTGGACCCAACTTTATAATCAGAGGAATCAATTGCTACATCCAAATCACCGTCGTCGTTCTCAGTCCAATCTGCGACTGTTTCACAATCATTAATCAATACTTCATCGCCTATTCCTGCAGACAACCTCAACTCATCCAACACATCTCTAAGTCCATTATTTCTACCTGTCTGTCTATCATAGTAACCAAATTGGCTACCTAAGCCAATAAAGTCTTTGATAGCGTTTGCTATGTTTTGACTCATTTTAATTATCCTCCCTCGCGGTGCGATACAACAAAAGTTGTACGCCTTCCGCTAAAACATATGCTATATGTATTAAGCACATGTTAGCTCCTTCTTGGCGATGATAGTTATAGGAACTATCCGAGGCTCATTTGAGACGCTAAGAAAGGAATATCTGGTTTTGTTTTTCCTTCTTGACTATCTTCTTTTTACCTTTATCAAAATCCTCTACATAATTCAAAGTGTTTTCATCTTTTAATATTGAATTCAAGATTACTCTTGTTAAATCATCCATATTGGAAAATATATTTGCATTAAGCGCTTTGATTTTTCGAATGATAACATCTTCTGGTATCTGAAGATTATCAGCTACATTCTGTACAATTTTAGCTGCTGATTGAATCGATTCTTCGCTTATCTCCTGAAGGAAACGTTGATTCACTCTAGAATGGTTTATCCCTCTTTGGATTGGGTTTATGTTAGCATCCATTTTCCATCCTCATCTTTCTTAATGCTATCCTTCTTTGATAATATCATTATTAATGACCGTAACTGCTTATAATCAGCATGTTCATTAAAATGCTCTTTTAACTCTTCAAATGCAACATGCTTAGTTTTTAGCAATGTCAGAATATCTTCTGCAAGTATAGAATTATCTGCTTCAACTTCAACTTCAGCTTCAGCATTCTTGTTTTGAAATGTGCTATCAACTAGCTCAAATGCAGAAGGAAAGCGCTCTAGTAATTGCTTTGCATCACTAAACGTTAATGCTTTCTCTTCACCAACTTCGTCAAAATCTATTCCTGAAGCTGAGTGATACTCTTCAAATAAAGGGTTAAAAATAAATCTGATATTCATCAAATTTTCTTTGGTAACCGCTAGTGTATCTTCCTTGAAATCTTCCACTGCAAAACCAATCGGTTCGAATACTTCAGGGAACCTTCTAGCTAGTTTTAGAGCAATATCAATATTCAGTTCAGGAGATTTCTCACCTATTAAACAATCAAATTCACCATGATATTCAGGCATAGGTGAATTCTCCCTCATCAACAATTGTGGCATTCTTTTTCTCCTGTCAAAAAAATGTAATAAGCAAATCATATCAATCAATCTGCTTATTACTATGCTTAATCTGCTTATGTGTTAACATTAAGTCCATAAAGGACTGCTGTAATGGGTTCAGTGCTTTCATATTTAGGAACCATTGTCTGTCGAATAGTGATAACGAATTTTGTGCGGTCATAATCTATATCTTTTTCGCTATCTATTTTAGCTTCCCTCTTCATACCCATTAAGAAAGCTCGTCTATTTACTAGTAACAACTCTGTATAATTTGTAGTTGCTCCATCATATACACCACTAGCATTTAGATTCCTTCGAATCATACTAGTTGGAATGATAGGGATGTTAAACAAACTACCCATCTCACCTGTTAAAATAGTTGCTTTGTCACCATATTTATCGCGTGTTAAGACTTCAGCGATAGTCATCATCCTTAGATAACCCAACTGGTTGACAAGAATAACTAAATCTTCAGGCATGCCATACTCAGCAGTACTAGTTGACATCTTACTCCACAACTTACGGAAAGTAGCAATATTAATAACATCACTAGCATCAACTTTGGAGCCAGAAGGTGCTAATATACGGAAACCTTTCCATGTTTTTCTATGGTCAGTGCTTTCGGTAACATCAGAATCTTGATGAGTAGTAGCTGTGTCTCCATTGATACAAATATCATCAATGCCTCTAGCAGCAGCAAGGAACAGTTCTTTGCGGATATATTCTGCCATATCCACAACTGCGTCCTCTTGCAAATCTGCATCAAGGACAACTCTAGCACCTAGTTTATCAGGGTCAATTGTTATCACCCTAGTCCCAGGCGTAGTGGCTGGAATCTTATCGATATCGTCATTGGACGAAGCACCAGAAATGCGATACAAGGAAGCAGCAGTATCAGCAGCAGGAACCTTTAAAGTTCCCACTTTGTTGGAGATAGGTATAGTATCAATAAGACCTGCTACTTTGTATTCACCTTCCATTCGTTCGATGAAATCAGAACTGAACTGCTCGGGCACCCAGTCAAGGCCCACACCTGTGACTTTAGCCATTGCCTTACTTAACTCTGTTTTGCCTTCTCTAAACCTACGATATATGTTAAGGCGCGCGGGATGAACTTTAAGCAATGAAGAAACAATTAGCATTTTATCATTTTCCATTTGGTATCTTTTAGTTTCTTCATCTTGAGCAGGTGTGTAAAGCATCTTATGAATAGCCCGTTTTTCAGCACCTGCTGGTTCATCATCATCCAAATCATATTCATATGAAGAGCTAGTAGTACTAGAATTAGTTTCATCTCCATATTTCTTGAATAAGTCTTTCATCTGCTTACTAACCTTTTCTAGCACATCACTAGCCAATTTATCTTGTGCTTCTTTCTCAAGGGCTGGTTTAGTTAATGCTACCAATGTGTCGATTTGTTTTTGTGTGAGTTCAGCCATTATTATTCCCCCCCTTCTTCATTTTCATTTATATATTCTTCTTGCAAACTCTTCATAATATCAAAAAGACCATCTACGAATTCATCTCTTCCCGCATCATCTATCTGGTCATTTTTGTAAAGTTCATAAGTCTTCTTTGCCTGCTTCTGAAGGTCAGTTAAGTCAAGTTCCTCTCTAGACTTTTTGGTAGCCTTCTTCTTAGGCTTAGGATACTTATCTTCATACTCATCTTTCTTAGGCCCATCAGGCCGACCTGGTTTAGTAATGCTCTCAAGTGAACTCAGAGCATTTTTAATAGTAGCAACAATCTTCTCTAATTCACTAGCAGTTTTCCTTGAAATGCTACGACCTGCTTTCTCCACTTCCTCTTTTAATTCCTTAGTTAGGTCTTCTTTGATTTCAGCAAGGAACTCGTTTTTGAGGACTGTTTCTAAATCTTCAGTCTCTTCTTCGCCATCACCATCGCTTTTCTTAACCTTATTCTTCTTCTCTTTATCCTCTTCCTCTTCTTCATCATCATCATCTTCTTGTTTTGTAAGCCCTTTTAGGCTAGCAAGAATCAGATTAAGCCTCTTCTTCTTCTTTTCGTCTTTAACTTTACCCATCTCTTCCTGAATCAACTTAGCAGCATCAGCTAGTGACTTCTCTAGCTGTTCCTGTTCCTCTTCAGTCAATTCAAGTTTATCTTTTTCTTCAGCCACAGTAATATCCTCCTTATTTTTAATAATCCTAATAACAGCCTTTGGCACACATGGTTCATCAACCAAATCAATCCTTTCCACAGTAATAGCACTCAGATTATATTCCTTGTCAAGCTCACCATCTGAAATAATTTTAGGATTAGTTCTCATGTTACACCTTCCTTCTGTATCCATACCCTTGAATAGAAACACCTTTCAATGTTCCATCCAAGATCATCTTCCAAACTTTATCATTGTTAATCTTAATTCCAGCTTCCCAGGTACCTTTAGGAGTTCTAATTCCATTCTCAATTTCATCTCTTCTAAGAATGCGACTTTCAACTATAGTAGCGTTAATAGGCTTCCCTTTATGCATTAAGCCTATCTTTCTACCTTTTTCCATATAATCATAAGCAGTTTTCTCTACTTCCTCAATGCTAATCCCATCACCAGCATAATCAGGTTCATTAGGAATGAGCACAGGAGTAATAATAACTTGCTTATACTTCTTAACCTTTAGAATGCTACCAATAAGCGCTACATTATCAGAGCCTTTAAGTAAGCGCTTCTTATTAAGCATAGCGCTAATCTCAGAAGTTTCTAGTAGCGCTTCATTCCATATCATTTCAATCTTATCTTTCTTCGCTTTAGCCTCTTCTTCTTCTTTATCATGTGTAGTAATATAAGGAACTTGAGACTTTGGAGGTCGATTCACCAACCAAAAAGGTTCTTCTGAAACCTTAGTAGTCTTAGCTGAAGAAGGTATAAGTTTAAAATCAAATCTTCCATTTAAATGCTTATATTTATTCTGGTCAAAGGATAACCAGAATTCCGAAAAATCACTCTTAGCCACGCCGAAGTAACCATGACCTGAAGCCATAAAGATATATCTACCTGCTGTTTCAATAGTAGCACCTATTTCAGTTGGTGGTACTGACCAAATAGGCTTATTTGAACTAACAACCTTGAGCCATGCAGTGGGCTGAGTCAACTTTTTTTGGCTTAACCAATTATCATCTGCTTGATTTTCCAGTAGCCCATTCCTCAACACATAATGAATCTCATCATCTAAATCTTGAATAGCTATCTTAACAACATCATTAGTTATTCCAACTAAATAATCTTCTGTAGGATGCTTAATAC